CGACAGAATCCCAGACAGAAGCCCTGACAGAATTCCCGATAGAAGCCCTGACAGAATCCCAGACAGAATCCCCGACAGAATCCCCGACAGAATCCCTGACAGAAGCCCCGATAGAAGCCCTGACAGAATCCCAGACAGAATCCCCGACAGAATCCCCGACAGAAGCCAAGACAGAGTCATCTTTAATATTCATTACATAATGTCTAGTTAATCCATTCGACAAAGGTGATAGGCCCCAGACCTTTTTAGGAGCCTTTAGACCTGCAACTTTATACATCTCATCAATACCACGCTCAGCTTCTTCACGATTTGCTGGCCTAGTTTCAAGACCTATCGCCATCCATTTGTCACGATAAAGACTTAGCTTTTCTTCTTGTGATTTAGTTAGTGAATTAATCATAGATCCCCCTTAATCAGCAACATATCTCCAACCCTCTGGTGAATATTCTCTTTGGATATTAACTTCGTAATCCCCTTTAGTTAATTCTATTGTTTGATGATCTTCATGAATCAAGCTTGCTGATTGTGAATTAACCCTTAAGAACAAAACCCCTTCATTCTCATAAAGCTCAGCATCACCAGTCGATATTCGGTGTGAGTGGCCTGTTACTTCCCCTTCGGCCAATGTTAAATGATCTAACTTTTTACCTTTAATTTTCGTTGTTTCTTTTATGATGACATCACCGTGTCTGTAATTCATGATTGTCCTTTCTTGTTAAATAATGGGGGTGGCAAGGATTTGAACCTTGCATGAATACCCATCTAAGTATTCTCGTGCCAATTTTCTATGATGGCTGGCTAACCTTGATACTGTGTTTTACTAGCGTCTACCTATTCCGCCACACCCCCAAATATTATTACTTGCTATTTAACTCAATACCCAACCCAGCCAACTTGTTTTGTAAGTCTGTGACCATTGCTTTGGTCGTAGACTCATAAGTGATCTGTGCTGTTACTGGACCTTCTTCTGGCCCGATTACTTTTAACGTTAACTCTGCGTACCAATTTGCTTTTTCCATGTTGAAACCTCTCTTTAATAATCAATTAATGGATGGTTAGGGCTGTCAATAGAAATTTGACGATGCCCGTACTTCTTCATACTTTCTTCCCGCTCTTCTTCTTCTCTCTTTTGCTTGTTCGTTTTCCTACCTAGTTTCGCCATGGACTAAAACCCTTTCGTCTAGTTTGGTTGATATTTCTTTTAGTGTTTTACTTATTTCGTTGATTTTAAAATACCAGCAAGCAAACTCTCTTAAAACGATAAAAACCGCTATCCCTAAAAATATATAAATAAGATTATCACCCATAATTTAACCTCCTAACTTCCAGCAGCGTCCTCAATGTATTCATATAATTTATTTGGATCATTGATCAGCTTGCATAAAACATGTTTCTTATTTTCCATTGACTTGAAGAATTCTCTTTGTTCGTATCGAAGCTTTGTAACACCTGGACGCTTAACCTCTAAATACAACAAAGCTAATCCCCCTTCGTCTCTATTTAAAACCGCTACCAAATCAGGATCACCGGGTTCGCCCTCCCTGTACTTCCCGATTTGGTGCGATTTTAATCTTTTAAACCAAACTACTTTCCCAGTTAAAACCATAAACTTTAGTTTCTTTATGATTATATTCTGGACTTCTTTTTCATTCATCCCATGCAATATCGTCGGGATGGGCTGGCTTGTCTTCTTTTTTCTCGACGGACTTGTCAAAATTATACACTCCAATATTTGCGTATTTACCATTATGAACTACGGTTGCGTAGAACTGTTTTGCGATCCATTTATCAGTGTCTATTGTTATATTATCGCCCTTGTAAGGTTCTCCGATTGCTTTAAGAAATAATTGCGTAGCGAAAAACCCTTTCCAATTTTCGTCTAAATTAATACGGTTCAATATTGTTCGACCTTCTTCATCGCCGCCATTGACTTCTAATTTAACATGGATAATGTTGGGATCAGGATCGATCGTTTCTAGTACGTCGGTGACAAAGAATAGATGTTCTTTCTCCGACGGTCGTTCAAATACTTTCATTTCTCCGGGTTCTTCTTGCGGTGCGTTTACTGTTCTAATAACCATTTTATTTTCCTCCTATATGCAACGTAAAAGACACATTAATATTAGAATATCTTGCTGGTTCTTTGGGGCGTGTTTTTTTATTAAATCTATTTTCTTTCTTAAGCTTTCCATCTTTATTTTCCTTTCAATTTTTCAACTTTACTTTTTAAGTTTACCAATAAACTATCTATTTGATCCCGAGACATTTCCTCGAAACTATCAGCGTCAACTTGTTTAAACCATTTCTTCACTGTAGCTTCTGGGACATTTAAAACTTTAATGTATTCTTTAATCAATTTACTCTGTACAGCCGTCGCCATTTCCGTAGGTACGGATTCGGATTCGATTGTTCCTTTACCATATACGTCAGCAAATTTCTCGTATGATAAAGGCATAGATGAATCTTGTGGTAACGATTGGATTCTGCTTTTCTTAACAAAGAACGTCTTTCCGCCTTTAGGTATTTCAATCCATAAATCAAGAATGTATTCAAGTTTATCGTAACCGTCAAACGTGTTTCCTTCTTGAACAACTTCTTTTCCTTTACGTATCCATTTCGGACGACTGTGACAAATAAGAATGACATTCATATCCAATTTCTCTAGCCATCTAATCAATTGCCGTGTCGGTTTATTAGCTTCCTTTTTGTCTCTACCGAAATCGCTTCCAACTAATTCCTCGGCGATAGATGCTTCAATTAAATAGATGTATGAAAAACTATCGATGATTAATGTCTTATAGTCATGCTTTGTTGTAGCAAGAAGTTTAACCTCTTCGATGATAGATGCGAAGTCTTGCGAACCTTCTTCTTTACCGAAGTATGCACCGTTTGTTTTGCGTAGTTTTTCTTGATACTGTGGTCGTGTAGCTCCGGATTCGGTATCGATTAAATACGGCTTTGGGAAGTCTAGGGAAAACATTGTTTTACCAACTCCGGATTCTCCGCTTACTAGAAACTTTGGTTTGCTTGGTTTTACGTCTTCGGGTTGTTTTGCTTTAAGAGCCATTGAAATAATCCTTTCCTGTTTTAAAATGTATTTTACAATTGACACAATATTCACTTGTTAAATCACGAAAATGCGTATGCTTATGACTACAGTGATGGCATGACTTCGTTAAGATCCCGACTTCGTTTTCGTATACCGTGTAATGATCTTTAATTGTTTTGATTTTATTTTTAGGTTGGTACGGTTTTATAATATCTTCAAATATTGGATGTAGTCGGTTCATAGTTGTCCCCCCACATTCAACCCGTTTCCAGGGCATTGATCATGGTGTCTCTCAATTTTCTTAACACCAAGCTGTGACAATAAGGCTCGCAAAGTATTGTTCTGCTCAACACTAAATTCGTCATAACCTGTAAGGGCAATCCCAACATAGTTGTTTCTACCTTTAGCATGCGCCCCTTGTTTATTAAGACTACGACCTTCTTCAAGCGTTCCGTCTGCTCTAATGACAAAGTGATATCCAATGCCATCCCAACCCCTTTCTTTATGCCATCGATCGATTTCTTCCACTGATACATCGTGACTAGCTGTGTGATGAATCACAGCCGTAGTCGTATCAACTTCATACCCTTCAACCGTTGAAGTAACTGCTGCATTAACAATAACGGCTATGATTATTATCAGCGTGGTCAATAAAAACTGTACTAGATATGATTTCTTTAGAGCCTCTGTTCTAGCTTTATCAAATTCTTTCCATGCTTGTTCCATACATCCTCCTCTTCATGATTTATCATTTTTTTAATTGGAATTTTGTATGACAGTTAGGACATTCGATTTGATTTTTAAAAAAATCATCCATCTTTTCTTTTTCTAGATCTGCCTGTCTTTTAATTTCTTTCTTTTCTTCTTCTAATTTCAATTCATGTTGACGATGTTTTTCTTCGGCATCCCTTTGAATCTTTTCGGACTTCTCTTTTTCTTCCTTTAGCTGTTCATCTTTCTTTTTCTGCTCTTCTTCAGCTTTCGCTTTTTCTTCCTTATGTTTTCTTTCTCGCTCTTCAGCTTCTTCCTTTAGCTGTTCATTTTCTTTTCTTATTCGTTCTTGTTCTTCAGCGATAGCTTTTTCTTCTGCTATCCGACGATCCTCAGCCTCACGTTCTTCTTCGATTCTTAATTGTTGTAGTTTTCTTTCTTCTTGAATTTCAACAAATCTTTCCTGTTCGGATAAATACTCTTCTATAGGAACAATTAACGCTTTTAAGACGTTGGCAATTCCATCGATAGCTTTACCCTCTCGGAGAGATTGTTGTTTCATTTTTATTCTGGATTTTTCAAGATCAATTCGCTTCTTTCTTAAGAATAATCTTCCCGTTCTTGCCATTTTCATATCAGTCTCTTGATCTGCACTTGTTACCTTGATAGCTTTGGCTTTGGATTCCCAATCGGAAGCGATTTTGAAATAATCTGTGAAATTATCTAAAATATATTGAGACTTAGTTTGATCTAATCCACTATCTTCAACAATTACTTGCAATTTGTTTTTCATACATCCTCCTTAAAAGATTAATCCTAGAGCCTGTAGTACCAGTGTTTTTTCTTCTTCATGATTGCTCCTTTTCTTCTTGTGTATCGTCAGGCGTTAGCCCTTCCCAGCAACAGTCACATATCATGTTGCCGCTTTTGTCTTCTTCCATCTGAGAATCCGTGTCGTATATTTCTCTACATTTGAAGCATGTATTTATGCTCATATCTACCCCCTTTCTTTATCCTATATTACAATTTTATCATTTTATCATCCGCTTGTCAAGGGCTTTTATTCAGATCAATCAAAGTTTTTTGGCGCATTGTATGGAATATCGCTTTCAAACGCTTGATTGACATCTCCCTTAGGTCTGTTCTTTTGCCCTTCCAGATTGGCAGGATGCTCTGTATTAGATCTTTTTTGGTTTTTGGTACATAGTATTGACTATAGTGTCTCATGGCCTGTAGCGTCCTTCCTTGACGATTTTTCGGTATTTTGCTAGGTCTGGTGCAGATCCATACACCTTTTTGAATTCCCCAGCCCTTGATTTGAGCTTTTTATCGCTCATTTTGATCATATCTTTAAAGTTATCTATGGATTCGTTATGAATATTTCTTTTAGCCATATCCTTCAAAGCTTCTAGTTCATATATATTATATAAAAATTCACTTTCCCAAGCTTCAAACAGGATTTCCCAAGATGGTTTTTGGTAAACTGGACTTTTGTATATTTGTTTAATCATACTAGATCCTTAATATGGTCGTATTCTGGGCCGTAGTAAGTGTCCCGATTCTTATTGTTGCCTTTGCGCCAACCTATCTTGCGCATGATAATCCCAATCGTTGTTGAAATGCTCAACAGCTTCTTAGGTTCTTGACCGGCCATATGTATTTTCAATCCTTGCTCGATCAACTCTTGCATTTTAACGACATGTTTATGTTTTATATATTCAACGATTTGTTTATGTGTAGGACTTTCAAGTTCACGCTCTCCATGGATTTCATACAAAATATCAATCGCCTCGTTATTATCTAAATACAAATTGATTTTTTCTTTATACTTTACAAAAGCTTCACCATAGATTTGTTGTCTATTCTTATGCAGATAGTCAAAATCAATTGACCCCCGACACTCAACAGGCCAAAACCTTCTATTTCCTGTGTCGTCTCTCAAGTACATATTGTTTCCACTTGGGTTATAGGTACCAACAAACACACATTGTCTATACAAATCAATGCTCTTAATAGCGTACGGCATACGTACCCGATCAAACTTCTTTGATAGAAACGCTTTTAAATAATCAACGTCCTTCCTGTTAAAACCAGACAACTCCGAGACCTCAACAATCAACGCCCCACGTAACGAATCAATAAAATCCTTGCTCTTCTCATTGAAATTCGTATCTAAATACCAGTCTCCCCCCATAATTTCCACCAAGGTCGATTTCCCAATCCCTTGATCACCTTCTAATATGAGCATGTGATCAAACTTACAACCTGGCTCATAAACACGCTTTACCGCTGCAACGATAAACCTTAAAGAAACCATTCGGACATACTTATTATCATCACAACCCGCTGAATCAATAAGCCACGATTCAAGTCTAGGCGTTCCATCCCAAACCAAAGACTCTATATAATCTTTAACTGGATGATAACTTGAGTTCATAGCACATAAATTACAAGCTTCATTGAGTATCGTTTTCGTTGGCTCAAACCGATGAACCTTTCCGAAATATCGCCTCAGATAACTTAAATGCCTATCATTTAAAGCTTGCCCCGCTTTGATCTTTGTATCAAACATAGGAACGCTGGAAAATTCTATGTCTTCAGTGAATTCATTTAACTTCAATAACGATGATAAATTCTTATCATTATGAAACTTTTCTAACGTTTTTTCTAATGGACAATAGGCAGGCATTTTCTGGTTTTCTCCTCTTTATTTTTTTATCTCGATATGGAATATATATATAGCCTTATACAGGGTTATAGAGCTTCTAATTTTCTGCAACCTTATTAAGAGAAGGCTTTTAACCTACCTATACAACCTATAATTAAATATATAATATATTATAATATATATTATATATGTATATATATATATTATATATGTATATATATATGTCTGTCGCTATAGGGTTTTGACATGAAGTTGCCTGTATAGGCTGTATAGGGTTCATTGTTATATTTTGTATAAAATTATAATTTTGTCAAGGATTTAATCATTTATTTTTTTAAAAACCAATGTATTGAAGCAATATAAACGGATTGAAAAAAAAGAAAGATCGTTTTTTGTCCTTGACATTGTTTATATATATTTTATAATTGTTTTAGGTAGGAAGATCAATCCATAGGGGAATCCCCTTAAGAGCCGTAAGGGCTATTTACGCATATGTCGTAGGTAGCCCTTTCTTTTTTTTATCATGAAAAAACTTACACCCAAACAAGCCACATTTGTAATTGAATATCTAGTTGATATGAACGCAACGCAGGCAGCTATCCGTGCAGGTTATTCTGAAAATACTTCTTATGCTATTGGCCATGAGAACTTGAGCAAACCTGAAATTCAAGAAGCGATTCAATACCAAATGGATGCAAGAGCTACTAGAACGGGTATTACGGCTGATTCGGTTCTGGCTAGAATGGAAGAGCTTGCCGATAGATGCATGCAGAAAAAACCTGTACTTGAATATGATAAAGGATCTGGAGAATGGATCGACATGGGTGAATGGCAATTTGATTCTAGTGGTGCAAATAGAGCTTTAGAAAACTTAGCTAAAAATTTAAAGCTTTTACAAAACGAAGACAAGGGAGTGTCGGTCAATGTGTTCCCGAACAAAACTATAGTGTTTAAGGATTTAAATGACGAAGACGAGCGACCAGATCGAAATATACATGAGCCCGAAAGTTCAAGCCGTATTAGCTCCGAAGTCGAGATACAAAGTCCTTGAAGGTGGTCGTGGAGCTGGTAAGTCAACGCCGACGGCTGATTATTTAGTCACTAAAGCATGTTACGAAAAGCTTAGGATTTTATGTACTCGTGAAATGCAGAACTCAATTCGTGATTCTGTTCACAAACTTTTATCTGATAGAATTGAAGCTTTAGGATTACAAGAATATTTCATCATTCAGAAAGATTCGATCTTTAGCAAATGCGGAAGTCAATTCATATTCAAAGGGCTTCACCATAACATTTCAGAAATCAAGTCAACAGAGGGGATTGATATATGTTGGTGTGAAGAAGCTGAAAAGATAAGCTCGGATAATTGGGATGTTCTAATCCCGACGATTAGAAAAGAAAACTCCGAGATCATAATCACATTCAACCCCGAGCTTGAGAAGTCGCCAACGTATCAACGTTTTGTTGTTAATCAACCGCCTGAATGTTTACACGCTCATTTGACTTGGGCTGATAATAAAATGTTTCCTGAAGTTCTCCGACGAGAGATGGAGTACGACAAGCGAGTTGATTATGATAAGTACCTACATGTTTGGGAAGGTGGGTTAAAACAATATGCTGATGCGCTTATTTTTAAAGATAAAATCTTTGTTGAAGATTTCGAAACTCCGGAAGGAACAGAGTTTAGATTTGGCGCTGATTGGGGATTCAGTAACGATCCAACTGTATTGGGACGGATGTTCATACAAGACAAATCATTGTTTATCGACTACGAATTCTATGGGGTTGGTGTTGAAATCAATGAGTTGGAAGTAGCTTTTGACACAGTACCCGAATCAAGAAAATGGCATATAACAGCGGACAACGCACGACCTGAAACTATAAGCTATATGAGGCAAAGAGGATTTGCAATTGATGGAGCGGAAAAGGGAAAAGGAAGTGTTGCCGACGGAATTGAATTTTTAAGAAGTTTCGAGAAGATAGTTATTCACCCTAGATGTAAGGGCGCTATAAACAATTTTATGAATTATAAATGGAAGCAAGATCGTATAACTCAAGAGATTCTTCCGATACCGGCTGAGGGTTCGGATCATTGGCCTGATTCAGCAAGGTACGGACTTGAGACGTACATCAAACATAGGGATTATAATATCGTATGGGTTTAATGGACAATATAAAAAATGTTTTCTCCAAGCGTTATATAGAAACGCCTATAAAAGGCAACCTTCCGTTTGTTCATTTGTTTGGAACGGAAAAATCTTATGGCGCTATTCCACCAGACGATTTCGGTCGTATGGTTGAGAACTACAAGTCTTGGGCTTATGCTTGCACATGGAAGAATGCAACCAGCGTTGCTAAATGTAAGATCCGATTATATAAAGAGCGTCTAGGTCGAGACGAAATAGAGCTTGACCCAATCATTGACCACCCATTCTTAGACCTCGTAAGATCCGTAAATCCATTCTCAAACAAATTCGAACTATTCACTATCACACAGATCTTTCTTGAACTAACAGGAAACGCTTATTGGTGGGTACCTAAATCAACGCTTGGCATGCCGTCTATTATTTGGAATATCCCAGCACATTGGGTCAAGGTAGTTCCAAGTAAAAATAATTTTGTTCAAGGTTATCTTGTTACTGTACCAGGTAAAGGCGAGAAGATTCCTTTTGATGAGGATGAAGTCGTACATTTTAAGTTCCCGTCACCATTCAATTTATTCTATGGCACCGGCCCACTATTAGCGGCGGGGTACGGTATTGACTTAAACAACCACATGAAAGAATGGGGCATTAATTATTTCATGAACAATGCTGAACCTAGCGGCGTTCTTATGACAGAAACATCATTGTCACCAGATCAGTATCAACGCTTTCGTGATATGTGGAATCAGAAACATAGAGGCAAACGCAACGCTGGCAAGATGGCTATTCTTGAAAAAGGAATGAAATACGAACGTGTAGGAACTTCCGTCAGTGAAGCTAAAGTTGATACAGTGTCTCGTGAAGTACGTGACGAGATTCTTGCTATGTTCGGCGTTCCAGCGTCGAAGCTTGGTCTAGTTGAAGATGTTAATAGAGCTAATGCCGAGGCTAATGATTACAGTTACCAGAAAGAAACAATCCTTCCTCGCCTTACACTCATTGAAGAAAAACTAAACGAGAAGCTTTTACCTAAATACGATAAAGATCTTTGTGTTAAGTTTGAGAACCCTGTTCCCGACGACAACGAAGCGAAGCTTAGAGAACGTCAAGTCAACATTCAAACAGGATTTAGTTCTATTGACGACGAGAGAATCAAAGAGGGGTTAGAGCCTTACAACTTACCCGAAACCCAAGCGCCTTTAATCCCCTTCTCGTCGGTTCCAGCAGGTGAGAAAAAAGAAGAACCTGATATTCCATTCCAAGAAGATTCTAAATCTTTAAAGTCTTACGAGGATAACAAGTGGAAGGTGTTCGTCAATATTACATCACCACAAGAAAAACTTCTTACCTCTACAGTACAAAGGTTTTTCCAGTCTCAACATAGCGAAGTCATGAAGAATGTCTCTAAGATTAAAAGCGTTCAGAAAGATTTAGCTTCTTTCATTTTGTTTGATGTTAAACAGCAAGAAGAAAAACTTAAAGGCATGGTCAAGAATAATGTTCGAGAGGCTTTCGTTACAGGCTTGACTTTAGGCATGGAAGATCTTAATTCTTCGATTGATTTTAATTTGTTTGAACCAAATATTGCAAGGGCTGTTGATAAAAGAATTCTGTTCTTCGCTGATAAGGTTAACGCCTCGACGGTGAAGATGCTTATAGACGAAATCAATAAAGGTTTAGCAGCGGGCGAAAGCATTGAGAAAATATCTGGTCGCATAGATTCTGTTTTTAATTTCTCTAAAGATTTCAGATCCAAGCGTATAGCCCAGACGGAAGTTATTGGCGCCGTAAATGATGGGCAAGTTAAAGCTTATGAAGAGGCTGGCGTTAAGGAAAAAAAATGGTTAACCGCTAGGGATGAAAATGTCAGGGATAGCCATCAAATAGATGGTCAGGTTGTCGGTATCACTGAAGGATTTACAACACGATTAGGAACTAAGCTTTTGTATCCAGGCGATAGAAGCGCAGGGCAACCAGCCGGCGAAGTTATTAACTGTAGATGTACAGTTTCACCAGTTATCAAATAAGGAGATTTTTATCATGAGCATGGTCAAAAGAATATTCGGCGGAGAGATTAAAGCTATTGATCAAGAATCTAGAACATTAACGGCGGTAGTTTCAACCGGTTCCGTTGATCGCATGGGTGACGTTGTTGTCCCTGAAGGTGTAGACTTAAAGAATTTTAAAAAGAACCCTGTCGTTTTATGGGCGCATCGTAACGATACCCCGCCTATTGGAAGGGCGTTATGGATCAAGAGAACTAAAGAAGGTATCTTGTCTAAGGTAGAATTCGCTAAGACTGAAAGAGCTAATGAAATATTTGAATTGTATAAAGGCGGGTTCTTAAAAGCTTTTTCAATTGGGTTCTCAGTGAAAGAATCTGAACCGCTTAAAAGTAATGATGGCCCGTTTGGCCCACAAAAATTCCTCAAGACAGAACTGCTCGAGTTCTCGGCTGTACCAATTCCGGCTAACCCTGAAGCTTTGACAATGGCTATCAGTAAAGGCATTATTCATGATAAGTCTCTTGTTGAAGAGATTGAAGAAAGCTCGGAAGAGAAAGAAGAGAATGAAGAGAAGAAAGTTGAGCAAGAAGAGGAAAAAGATCTTGATTCTATAGATAGCATTCAAGAGCTTGTTTCTGAAAACGATATGCTTAAATCTATTGTTGATAAACTAAACGAAGAAAATTCAAGTTTACGTTACAACAATTTCAAACTTTTAAAAAAATTCAATGAGAACCTTTCAGAGATAGCAGCTAAAGAGTTTGGCGAAAACATCGGCGAACTTGTTAGTGGAGCTATTAGAAAGAAACTAGGTAAAGTAGATTAATAGGAGATTAATATAATGACACAAGAAGAATTCAAAGCTCTTCCAAAAGACCAGCAAGATACTATGCTAAAGAACTTGCAAGGTATTCAGGATGCGCAAAATAAGATCCATGAAGAAGATAGCAAGACGCCACAACTGTCTATGGATAGTTTCAAAGAAATCATCAATAACATTGTTGAAAAACAAATGGACAAGATGACTTCTGTTGATAAGAAACATCACATGTTTCCAGGCGCAGAAAAGTCCATGTCTTCAGAACAAAAAGATGACACTTCCAAAACAGGACGATTTATCAAGACTTCGATGTTCTTAAATTCTTTAGTGAATAAAGACGTCCAAGCTTTGAATAGCATGCATCAAGCAGAAAATGTTAAAGCCAATCTTTCTGAAGGCTCAACCACGGCTGGTGGGTTCTTGGTTCCTGAAGAGTTTAAAGCGGAGATTCTACGTTTAGCGCCTTTATATGGTGTTGTTCGTCAGAATAGTCGTATTATTCCGATGCAGTTTGATGTTCTTAGTATCCCCGCAGCGGGTGGAAATGATCAATCTGCTATCTGGACAGCAGAGGCAGCACAGATCAAACAGACAGATCCAAACTTCCGTCAATTAACATTAACCATCAACAAACTTGCTGCGCTACCTAAGATGACAAGCGAGCTTTTAGCTGATGCTAATGTTGAAGTCGTTCAATATTTGGCGATGTTAATTTCTGAAGCTTTCGCTAAAGAAGAAGACAACCAAGGATTCAATGGTACGGGTTCACCTTTCACAGGTGTTCTTGCTGCAACAGGATCGCCACAATCGATCCATGCTGCTCGTGTTGGTATCTCAGTATTGTCATATACGGATCTTGTCCAAGCGACAGGAAACATCTATGCCAATGCTTTAGATAATGCAAAGTTCTATTTCCATAGAACCGTTATCGCTGCATTACGTAGTCGCATCACGACTACAGGCGCACCGATCCTTCTTCCGAATCAATCAGACTTAGCGGGATTTCCTTTCGTTAATACTGAGATTATTCCAGGTACGGGACATGGTTCAGCGGCTACTACTAACTTCACATATGCTGTATTCGGCGATCTTCGTCGAGGATTAGCTATGGGAGAACGTGGATCAATGACGATGAAGATGCTTGAAGAAGGTACAGTCGGTAGTGATAACTTAGGTGAAAAAGACATGGTAGCTTTGCGAGTAATTGAGCGCGTTGCTATGGGTGTACTTCTTCCATCTGCATTCACTCAGATTAAAACCTAAAATTATTGGGGAGGGGGTCAAACCTCTCCCCTTTTTTAAGGAGTTGTAATGAACGAACAAGAAGTCGCAAAAGAATTTTTATTTAATGTAAGGAAAATCCTTAGTTACATAGAGGGTCAAGATGTAGAGATCCGATCTATATTAGAAGGACGAAATCATCACCGTCTTTCAGAGGTAGAGCAAATATTGCAAGAGATTGAAAGTCTTAGAAATAAAACATCCGTAGTAAAGAAGGTGAAAAGTGTTCAACAGTCCACAGGACAGGATGATAAGGAATAAAGATGGCGTTAATAAGCACAATGGATCTAAGGATATGGCTGGGAGTGGACGAAGGCGACAACGGTCCAAACAAAAAGCTAAGCTCATTGGCAAACGCAGTCGAAGACTTCGTTGATTCGTATACGAACAGGAAACTTCAAGGCACAACGTATACAGATCATTACGACTATTCTTATTTTGATGGAAATGGTTTGCCTTATATATACACGCCACAGTATCCGATAAGTTATGTTTCATCTGTAGCTATCGATAGTGATCGTGTTTTTGATTCAGCTTCTTTGATAGCGTCGTCTGATGTCTATTGGTACTCTTCAGGCAAGATCGTTAGTGAAGGCGGGTATTTCAGTAAGGGGCGAAGGAATGTCAAAATCAACTATACTGCTGGTTATGCTCCAGTTGATGCTGTATTTGGTATATATGATAGCTCTGTCAGTTCTTACCCTTTACCTCTTGACTTAAAACAAACCATGGTTGAAATGTGTGCTGAAAGCTTTAAAGAAGGCTTGACGGCTGTTCACACTATTGAGTCTGGCGAACAAATTAAGTTTATGCATATGCTCAACGGAAATAGTTTCTGGTTAAATACTCTTAATAAGTACAAAGCTTTTGATGCTTCTTTACAAGGCCGGTGGGAATAGTGGCGGATTTTAATTTAGATATTAGCGGAATGAATAAACTTTTTAAGAAGATGGACGCCGCTTCTCGCCAAGATGTCATCAAGAAATCTTTAGATCTAGGGGCTCTATATATAGCGGGTTGGTCTAAAGAAAATAGGCTCTCTGGCCCTAGACCTAGCAAGCTTGGTGTCGTAACTGGATTACTACGAGCTTCTATCACAGCATCAAAAACAAGAGTTACCGGCACAGAGTACAAAGCCCGCATTGGAACTAATGTCGAATATGCATCTATTCACGAATTTGGCGGGTACACAGGGAAAAGCCGTGGGGCGTTAGTACCACCAAGACCTTTTTTGCGTCCAGCTATTGAAGATCAAACGAATCAAGCTTTCGTTGTAAACTTACTTACTAAGAACATAAATGAGGCCATAAAACGCGCATGATAGCTTCGACTATTTGGAATCAATTACATGAAACGCTTAAATGCAATGAAACGCTTTCGAAATATATCAAATTCGTTTACGTAGGAAGACGATTCGAAATTGAGCCTGATAGTTTACCTTGCATAATGATTGAACCTAAAAGCGACGGTGAGATATTACGAGAAATGAATAATATAAAAGACGTTGAATTCTCTGTTGATATATTCGCTTTTACATACAACGTATCATTTGAAAAGAGCATCGTAGGAAAAGCCAACTCAAAAGGAATACTAGATATTAACAACGATATTCGCGCTTGTTTACAAAGCAGCTATACTCTAGGTGATAGGGTCAGGGATATAAAATTTGAAACATCACTCTTCGATCAACTTGAAACTAAGAAGTACCCGACGAGAGGACTAATACTGCCTATCAGAATCGAGTACCGACAAACAGATTCAGAATAGGATATTTTAAATGGCAGTATTGAAAGAAAAATTTGATGATGTTAGCAAAGGATATTTAAAAGTTCCAACGGCTTTAATAGGTGTTTTTATTTTTATGACAATGCAGACTCTTGGGGCTGTTTGGTGGGCTTCTGGTCAAAGTACAAAGCTTGACTTTATAAAACAAAATCAAGATGAATTAAAAGTAATAGTTAAAGAAAAGATGGATGATCGATACACTTTAGAAAGATCAAAAATTGACTGGTCTGCCAACAATATAAGAATAAATATTATTGAAGTAAAACTTGAACAATTAAAAGAAGACGTCATATCATTTCAATCAAGGCACAAGAGTTCTATAATAAACAATTAAAAGAAAAAAACTTTATAAATAAAACAAGGGGGTTCTGTAATGGCAAACGCTGTCTACAATTCATTTAAAAAGGCAGTTCTACTAGGCAGCTTTAATTTTCAAGGCTCGCCTTCGTTGTATTGCGCTTTAGTTTCAAACAGTTATTCACCAGATATTGATACACATGCTTATCATTCAGATTTGACACAAATCGTCACGCCTAGCAACTACCAAGCTTTTTTTGCTTTATCATCTCCAGTTGTGACGACGAATAATACTACGAATCAAGGGGTTCTTGATGCAAGTGATATATTGTTGGCTAATGTCACATTTGGAACAAGTGTTCGAGCTGCTGTTTTGTTTGGTTCTTCTGGTCTTGGTTCGGCGGCTGATCCGTTAATCGCTTATGTTGATTTTGGATCTGATCAAGCTGTAACAGCCGGTACTTTCCAAATTCAATGGGCTTCTGGTGGAATCTTAGCATTAACATAAGGGGGACGATGTGGGAGAAATTCATTTTCCAGTACAAGCTGCAAAGATAGGCGGTACAGGAGCGGAAGTTGCTGGGTCATGGGCGCAAATAGATGGTGGCGGTTATGGGTGGCGGGTTCTGTTTGATGCTTCGGCTACTGAAAGCATTCTGTTTGATTGTAATGTTCCTATTGATTATTCCTCTAGCCCTGTATTAAAGCTATGGTGGGCGGCGGTTTCTTCAACGAGTGGCACGGTTGATTTTACGGCTATCATAGATGCTAATCCAACAGCTCTTGCGGCTAGTTTTGGAACTACAAACACAGCTGGCGGGGTAACGACTCCGGCAACTTTAGGGCTATACGGTTCTTCATTCATAACTTTATCAAATACAAATGGTTGGGCGGCTGGTGATCCTTTTGTATTAAGAATAACAAGAGATCATGACGGAACGGATACGGCTACTGGCGATGTAGGATTGCGTCGTGCAGTTCTAGCATACACATCCGCATAGGGGGTATACAATATGGCACAAAATAAAGAGAAGATTGTCCAGTCTTTTATTCAAGCAGTTAAAGAAGTGGCCGAACTTGTCAAGCAAGCTGATGATCTAGCGCAAGATTATAAGACAAAATGGACAGCGCTTAATCCAGATTTAACAGGAACGGAGTTAAACAGCGGTCAAGTTTCTGCTGTAGGAACTTGGATTACAACTTTAAACACTTTGAGAAACGACGCTGTGGTTACAGTTGTTGATTCTAAAGTAGTTGATTCTCATAGTACGGGGGCTTTAGGGTA